CGTTTCTTGAAAGAAAAGAGAGATTCTTTGACGATCTTAATCACGGATATTACGATAGCGATATACGTGATTAAGATCGTCAAAGAATCTCTCTTTTCTTTCAAGAAACGTTTTAACTCGTTGTTGACATACTTCTTTGATAGTTCCAGGTTCAGTATCAAACCCGCTAACCTTATCGTTAATCCAGTATGCGATTTCTCTAGGAACTATTATGAAATCGTCAAACGAATGTATAATAACATTGTGCTTTCTTTTAAGCTCTTCAAGCTTTCTTTCGACGAAACCCAAAAAAGTCCCATAGACATCGGCCAGAGATGGCGCGTCTTTTGCAAATTGCTTTACTTCAACATCGCATCTTGATTTTAATCTTTCTAGATCATACTTGTCGAAAGTAACCGGAACATTATCAATTATATCAATAACTGCGTCTTCACAGTAATAAGGATAAAATTGTCTAACAAAGATGTTTCGTATCTCGGCAATTGGAAAAACGTATTCTTCTTCTTGCTCTCGAATGAAAGCATTAATGTCTGATATTGCGTGTTGTGCTAAGAGAGCTTTGATTTTAATCAAACATATGTCTCTCTCATTTTCAAACGTTGTTCGTTCAGCACGAGCCATCAAATCAAGAAGTCTTTTCTTAACGTCCATAAATAATACCTCCAAAGTATCGCTATAATAGTATATATCAACCAACTACTATTGTAATGTATCGTGAAATATAAAAGAAAAGTCAGTTCATAACATAACCGACTTTCTCATAACTGATCTAACTATTAGATTGTAATCGCACAAGCTTTAATTGCCGACTTTACATCTTTGTACACACTGCCATCTCCATCGAAGTCGACTTTAACTGTACCAGCCGCACATACACTTTTGGCATCACCACCCACAGTGAAATTCATAGAAATCTTTACAAGATAGTACACAACAACACTTCCGTCATCCATCGTATAAAATACATCTTTGTAGAAGTTTTCTTCATTTATTTTGAATGGGTCTTTTCTAACTCCATTATCATTACCCCAACAATTTGGTGCAAATCGCATGAAATCATCAGAATGTGCCAATATCAGTTTCGGAACTATCAAATCAGTTACCAGATCCGATATCAACGGATTAGTATTCATAATGACTTTCAACTTTCCAAGATCGCTATTGGCGAATGCTTTAGCAAATGAGTTTCCACGCGGTGACATAAATCCATAATCTCCAGGATAGCACATAATACCGAATGACATTGGCTTAGAAAAATCAAGCGTGTTGTTGTCCATATACGGACCTCCAAAATATAACTAGTCGGATCATCATACGTTGATCCATGTTCATAATATACATTTTATATTAATTGTAAAATAAAAATAAACTAGGTGGGTCAATTCCCACCTAGTAACAATAAATGAAACTAATCGTTCAATTCTACCTTTATCATTTGTTTAGCTATAGTTACTTTAGCACCACAAACGATACAGTTGAAAGTAAACCATTCGTGGAGTTTAATATTGTTAATGTCTTCAGGTTTAGAAATAGGAGTAGCTGTTTCTTTAGTGTTTAGATAAATGACAGGTTTATATTTTTTACTCATATTGTACCTCCAATCATGAAGAGAATATATAAATTTTAAACATTTTAATGTATAAATTTAGTAACGGAGGCGTTTATGCCGAATTCAAATAAAGGAACTAGATCGTTTGAATTTTTCACAGATCTTAAAAAACAACATAAACTGTTAGATTTCAGTAAGCCTATAATGATTTCATGTGAATCACTAGCTCCTTTTACTGAAAACAATATTATGTCGGACGATGGTTTGACTTGGTATATAGATTTGATGTACTTTGATGTTTGGAGTCGAAATTTGAATATGTATCCAAAAGCTGATATAGTTCGATCTTTCAATGAAAGTTATTGGATCCAAGAAAACCTTCGAAACCGAACATTGTATGGTGAACTTGAACACCCACCAGCTGATGCTTCACTCGAACGATTTATGTTTGTTGAACCAACTCGTTACGCTTGGAATATATTGTCTATTGAAGATAAGGGTGATAAATATGCCGGAATGGTAGGACTTTGTGCTCCACTTGGAACATCAATCGTATTGCCTAACATTAAACGTTTTGGTTGTAATTATGCGGCATCTTGCAGAATCAGTACGCCGAATTTTATAGTTAAGGACATGAATGGTAGAAAAGCCTATATTAAGAAGTATAAGGCCTATCCGATTTCTTTTGACCTAGTAACAACACCTGGGATTCCAACATGTCGTCTTATTAAAGATGGTGAATACCAGGCAGAACCAGTTACTCTTAATGCTAAGCCAAATGGTAATCCTTTTGGAACTGCTTCAAACGAGTCTGCTTCTCCTATCTTTAACTCGGTATTCTCTGATCCAGCTAAAACCATTAAGGATATGCTTAAATCAGAAGAGTCTGGCCGTATTGTTTCTGACATTTTTGGAATTGATTTTGATAAGTCATCTGTCATTGTTACAAAGGATAAGAAAGTAAAGATTTCAATGGAATCTGGCGCCTCAGCTACTCTTCCTTTCAATTCTTATATTCTTTCTGATATTCTACGTGATAAGTAACTATTTCAAAGTCAAGTTTCTTTTAATGAAAAAATATCACGGCCGTTATCCGTGTGAACCTATTATAATAAATATCTAATTGGTTCTTTTTTAACTAAGTAGTAACATATTTATGCTACAACGTAGGCCCTAAACTCTTGGTTTAAGCGGTACTCTTTTAACCGTCTGATCATTTCAGACTTGGTTATTTTCCCGTCTGCTACCAATCGCTTTAAATACAAATGGTATTCGTGCATATTAACACCTCCTTGTAGCAAAACAAATTTGGAGAGGACCCTAGGCCCGGTCCTCTCCTTCTTTACTACATTTCAATAATATAAACGCCAAAGACTATGTTGCTTAAAATATCGTAAACGCTTTGACATTATTATGAATCGATTCTAAATAAGTTGGAGAATTACATATGAGTATACTCAATTTAAATACGCCTGAAGTAGATAAGCGTCCTCTTCATGAGCGTCGTTGGGCTGAAGCTAAACGTAAAGCTGCTGACGATTCTTTTAGAAGAGCTGCTGAATCTGCTGGTATTATTTTAGGCGATCAGCTCTATGGTAGTGATGGCGAGGACTCTGTTCCTGATATTTCGTCAGAATCCTCTCTTCCAAAAGACGATCTTTTTGGTAATAACGACAATTCTGCTACTAAAGGAAAGGATACCAAATTCCGTCCATTGGTTTATTATACAGAGCAAGAGGCTCTTAAGAAAGTAATGGATGAATTTAAGGATCAGGCAAAAAAGAATATTGATCTTATTCGTGAAGCTCGTGAAGCAAAAGGCCAGCGTATTGCAACAAAACTTGATCTTAAAGATGTAATGGGTGAATTCCATGAAGGAAAACGTAGTATCTTCCTTGGTATAAGTTCTGTTGCTTACAAGGTGTTTATCCGAGAATGGTGTGGAGCTATTTGCATCTTTGATATGCTTGAGCGGTATTACGGCACGGGTCAAATGAAACGTCGTGGATACATTATTGAAAAGGTAAGTGTAGTTTATTACCAGAAAAATGGTGTTGGACTCGCTAAAGAGATCATTCTCAAACATCCTGCTAATTATTGTGCACACCATCCTGATAAAGATAAGAAAAGTACAAGTTCTAAACCTGCTGATTCAAAAGAATCTACTAATCCATTAATGTCTTCTGAAAGCGTTGGTGGAAAATTTGTTAAAAGATTGCCTAAACTTAGTTTGAATAACGTTGCTGAATATTGGAAACACCCACAGGTGCTTGAAGCTACAAAGCAGCTTAAGGCAAATCTTAATAATTTGCTGGCTAAGAAAGGAACTAGACCTATTTCTCTTAAAGAAGCAAAGACTCTTAAATGTAGATTTTTCCATAAGGTACCTAAAGAATTTGATATCAATGGAATAAAGAGTTTCGTTTCTGAGAAAGTCATTAATGGTATTCCTGTTATTCTTAATGAAGTAATAGTAGATAACGCTCATGTCGGAACATCACAGATCTGGTTCACTGATAAATCTGGAAAAGCTTATGGATGTCTGCTACATCCTGATATTTTCTTCTCCGATTTAGCAAATAAACAATAATACACTTTCGTCTTCCCTCGTTATCGGGGGGGGCGAAAAAATATGACTTTACCCGATAAAGGATATAATATTATGAAAATAATTATAAGTCAAGAAAATAGTTCTCCTATAGAGATTTCTTTAGAAAATTTTGATCCTATAAATGATCGACCTGAAAAATCTAGTGAAGGTCTTATTACAGTCTTAGGCACAATAACTGCTGCTTGGCTAGGTTTAGCAATTTTAGGTATTATAGTATCTTTAGTCGAAGACGGAATTGAGACCGGAATATGTAAATCTAAAATAAAGAAAACCTTAAAGCTTTTAACTCCTGACGAAAAGAATCAATTGATCGAGATAATGAAAGACGACATGACCGATCTTATAAAGTTTATCGATACTGATACTAAAAAGATTAACGATAAATTAAAATCTTTATTATCTATTGATAAATATAAAAAATATATAAAAAATTCATCAATAGACGATCATGAAATAGTTGACAAATTGGAATCTCTATCAAATTTATCTCTTAAAGATAAAACCTTCAATAACAAATTGGTTTCAATCGTTGAGGCGAAACGTAGATCTGATAAAAAGAAATCTGTTTATGGAGGTTTTGTTTTTGATGTTTATATAAACTGTGACACGACTGATTATTACAAGAATTTGGATTATGAAAACCCAGATTGGTATAACGTTTACGATGTTATAGAAGAAATTAACGAAAAAATATCAAAAGTTGGCAAATCTGGAAATGTTTTACCAAATAACATTTTCGGACAAATTTCAAGAGATATTTGGGGCAGTGATCCTGAAGAAACGGGTGTTATAAAGATTAGTATTGAATATGATACAACCATTAAGCCCGAAGTAATTAAAAAGAAATTCAAATTCTTTTTTGATAAAATGGATTCTTTGGAAAAATAAAAACAAGTTCATTTTTTCTGATAAAATAAAAAGACTAAGAAAAAGAACCGTCCTTAATTGGACGGCTCTAATTTTAGTTATTCATCCTCCTCGATATCATCAACTGTAATTTCTTTTCCAGTTTCAACGTCATATACCGCGATCTTCTTTTTAGCAGAAATAGGAATAATATATTCGTATCCGAAATAATTAAATACGATGTCTGCGAAACGACGATAGTATAGATTTAGTTGCTGACATAATATTATCAAATACTTCACAGCAATCTTACTGTTCTTTTTTGAGTTTATGCCATGTTCCCAGTTCATTCTGTCGAAAGGAGTTAGGTGTTCGATATCAAACACGTTCATTATTTCAATCAGTTTTTCTTTGAAGTGTTCGTCTTCGTCTAACGCCTTTTCAACTAACTTTCTTGTTTCCTCATCATCTCTAAGCGTTATGCAAAACCTTCTTATAGCAGAATAGTTACCGGCAACCAACGATATTAAAGGAATGTAGTTTCTTCTGTACGTGTTGAGGTTTCTATAATAAGAATCGAAGAACTCACACACGTTAGTTATAAGAATTTTTGCTTTAGATTCAGAAGAATTGAAATCGTTGTCGGTTATATTGTACCGTAATACATTTTTCTTTTTCTGTTCTTCATGAAACTTAGCTAAACACAGTTCGTAAGCCGCTTGTTTCGCATCGTTCTCTTTAGCTTCATCTCCAGCAGCTTTGTGAATTTTGTTCTTAAGATCAAGAAGCTCAATGTTTAGCTTGTCTATCTTTTCATCAGCTTCCTTCATTATCTTATAAGGACAATTTTCACAAGGTTTAACTTCTCCATGCATCTCATTGAACTTTCTAAGTTCTTTAGCATTAGAGATCTTAAACAAGATGTCTACCAACAACACCAGCACAAATGCACTGATCACAACGACGAATTGTAATAAAATACTCATAGATATGGTACCTCCCATCTATCTAAAATTAAAATATATAAAGTAAAGTCTCGTTAAACTTATTAATGTAATTTTAAGAGCTTTATAGGAGTATGTATGGCTAGTATTGTTAAAATACACGATTGCAGCAAATGTAAACTTTGTAAACGCAAAATCGAAGTCGATGTTGATGCCGATGATATGAAAGTTTACCATCAGATACAGGTTCGCATGGATAATTCTAAACAGTCTATTCGTGGTGACACGATCAATGCTATAGCAAACACTCTTTCTGAAAAAGAAAAAGAAGAGTATTATGCACAAGCGTTTAAAAACGATGATGAGGTTCAGGAACTCTTTATTGAATGGTGGACACTCATGAAAAAGAAATATAATCTCGATGACTCTACTAAAGTCGATTTCGAACAGAATTTCTTCTTCCAGTGCATTGATAAAGACGGAGTTCCGTCATTTACTGGCGAATTTGTTCCAAAAGATGGTGTAGATGTAAACCTTTTGTAAAAAAAGAAAAAAGAAAAAGACCGTCCAATTAAGGACGGTCTTAATTTTTATTCGTTGATATTCTTCATTGCTGTAATCAGATCTTTACAGTTGATGAGTTCTTTTTCTGCGTAGATGCGAATAGAACACACGTTCTTGAAGCTAGGTATTCCTTCCTCATTACGAGTCATAGAAATCTCAAAAGATACCGACACAAGCACATCTTCATAGATTTCATAACGAACGATACCGCCATCAACAGGAACTCTGATACAGAGTTTTCTGAAGTAAAGCTGAACATTCTTACAAAAAACCTCATCGGGGTTTTTTGGCATAGAGGATGGTCCCATAGTGATTGTATTTGCAGCAACAACACCGAATCCAAAAGCGTTTGCTATAAAATGTGACCCATTGTCTTTTGGAAATGCGACGTCATCAAAAACTCCGCAGATCTTTGTATGTAAATCCACGGCGCTGTTGCTTTCAATCGTTTTATCGAGAATCTGTTTCATCGATTATTTCTCCTCCTTTGAAGGCTCTGTTTTCTTTGAAAGTGCGATTTCTGAGATAGAATCAAGAACACAATTTGTGATCTTGTGAGCACATTCCAGTTCAATACCCGCTGTCTTACTTTCAAGGGTTTCACTCAATAATTTGATAATCATGAGCTTATCTAGAATATCTGCTGATTCCCCAGACATCAAATTAGCTGTGATAATTGCCTCAAGAGGACTGTTAGGTATTCTACCCATCATAGGATTCATACCTCCCATCATCGGGTTCAGGCCAAATCCACATCCACCAGCTCCACCTTTGTTATCGGTTCTGCGTTTGAGAAGTTCAAGTTTCATGTTAGCCATAAGGAGTTCGACAAACTCCTCAGCATCGCATTCTCCTTTTTGATATGAACGTACTGTGCTGTACATAGAAGAATCCACGACGTTCACTTTTTCAGGGCGGAGAATGTGTTTTTCAACGTCCTCATTTACGCTCTGTATTGTCTGACCAACATAGAACTTTACAAGTTTCTTGATGTCTCCAGGAGTTTTGACCTTTGAAAGCCTTTCGTCTTTTTCAAGTCTTTCAATAAGATCTGCTGTACGTGTACCAGGTTCGACGCTAATGTGAATCTCGTCGATGTTGTTCTTATCATTGTTAGCCATATGTTTGGCCTCCCTAAATGTTGTAGTAGCAAGATTATTTTAACCTTACTCTAAATAGAAAATATATAAAGAATATCGAGGTTTATGAAAAAACATTAATATGATTAATTTTAACTACACAAGGAGCGCGATATGCCTACTATTGAAGCAAATAATCCGTTTCTTTCATATAAACTCGCTATTCAGTTTGCTCTTGGATGCAAGGCAGCTGGACGTCCAGTTTTTAAAGGCCGTGGAATAAATATCATTACTCTTGCCGATGAACTTCAAGATTATGATGTAGTTTTTGGAGAACTCAATTACAAATATGTATCTGAACTCCCTGCTGAAGATATTTCAGTATTTACTACCGAAGAATTCGGAAAGTTCTTCTACGAATATGGTAGAACTATTCTGGCTAACTTGATGGTTTGTTTGACAAAAGCAGACTGGAATAGTGTAGCTATTGATTCTAACGGAGTAGCTCCGTATCTTGGCGATTACTATAATAATCTTCTAAATCTCGATGATAAACTTGACGAAGTTATTGCTACATTTAAGAAAGAAGCTATTACTGAATCAGATTATCTTCCTTATGACTTTGATTATCATAAGGCTAGCGAACTGATCAAGGCATACAAATCAGAAGTTCAGGCTAGCAAAATGTCTAATGACATGAAAAACACAGAGATTTTCTTCTGTGCTTATGTCGGACTTCTTTTCATCCTTTACGGGATGTTTATACTCTTCTCACAGATTGAAGAAGAGAATAACCTTTATTCGTTTATTAAGAGCCCAAAATCAGTTTCGTTCCTTGGGATCTATGAAGCTATATTGAAGGGTGCTACTCTTGGAAATGAAGAGAAACAGCATCTTATTACTTTAGTATATGCTTTTTATAAAATGTCTGATTTCTATCGCAGAACTTCAGGTCTTAAAGAGTTCGATTCTTTTGTTGGTACAATGTTTGATATTTCAGAAAATTTTGTTGCTAAATTTGACGGAAAGGAATCTGAAGACGCGCAGACTATTATTAGTTTCATCGATCCTGATCTTATGGATAAATCGTTTGCAAACGGATGCTCTCTTGACACATTCTGTAGCAAATGCGATCCTCTTCTTGACACGATGTATTTCCGTTCGGCAAATGTAATCGAAAGAGATAACCCTAATATCTTTGATTTTGGTATGGTTTATCTCCGTGCATATAAGTTGGACTCAGAAACAGAAGATGAAAAACTTACTTCTAGTAAATTCCTTGAACCTGCTATAAAATCTTATCTTGAAGCAGGAATCAAACCTCAGTATACAAACGAAGACGTAGAACGCGCATTTGGTGTAGTTCGCAATTTACTAACAGGAGTAGATGATCCTGAACAATTCTCTAAAGTAGAACCAGGATTTATTCTTCAATTAGTGTTACTTTCTGCAACATTCCGTATTCTTAACAACAGAAGTACAGTACGTTCCAATAAAGCTCGTGATGAAGTGAATGCTGCTATTGATATCCTCGATATTATGGTGCTTAAACTTTATCATCTTTGGTTTGGATCACATAAATACTTTATTCAGCCTAATCGTCCTGGATACTGTAATGGTTGTGAAGGAATTAATGCTACTCTTAATGAACTCAAGAATGAGACTATCTCTATCTTGAAATATTACTTTGAATTCGTGCGTTATGGTATAGGGTCCATCTCAGAATCTGATAGAACTATGTATAACGCATTCAAACTTGAAGAAGTAACATACCAAACAGAAGAGGTTAAACCAAGCTGGATTAATAAGCATTTTGCTTTTGTAGATAAAGACACTTTTGTTAAGCTTTGTGCTACAAAGAATGGTAAAACTCTTACACAGTTGGTTCTTTTTGAGGGAACAGATGATTCTTTCCCTAATATCGTAAAGCATTATGAGCATAAAGAGTTGCCTAAGTTCGTTGTTAAATCGCTTACTGCTTCTCCAGAAAATCATACAGGAATAGATTATGTTGATCGCGTAATTGATCTTGCTTACGATGTTAAAAAAGATTCTGAAACCAATCCTGAAATTTATGCTGTAGCTGTATTTGCTACTCTCTATTTCAGTTTTGATATGATCATTCGAAAATTTAACGTTGGAAATTATTTTGACTTTGGTGATGCCGACAATTCAATGAACAGTTATCTTATCGAGCACACTGTTGCAAAATTGGTAGCTGCTCCTTTGCAGAAGTCAGTTACAATGTCAGGATTGTAATCGGATGGAGGTCGGATATGGCAGCACGTGCTAATTCGGCTTTCACTCGAGAATTCTGGAAATCATTTGATAATCTTGGAATTTATTCTAAAGAAGATGGTCCTCTGCTCGCCGATCAGGAAGATGCAGGTGTAGCAGGAGGGGCTAATTCATCAGATGATACAGATAACAATTCGAGTGAAACCAATGAACAAAATAATGATATGAATTTGGAAATGGGTTCTGATACCGATTCATCAAGTTTTGATGATTTAGGTGGAGGAATGGGAGGTTCTGATCTGGGAGGAGATGATTCTTCTGGAGGCGGAGACTTAGGTGGTGGAGACGCTACTGGAGCCAATGCTGAACCTGAAAATCCAAATGAGAATCCGTTCAAAACACAGAACGGACAATCTTTATTAGACAATAAGCTGGCGGAACTTCAAGCTGCTGTCTCTGATACATTGCAACGAATCTACTCTAATCCCAAAGTAGACACTGTCGTCGTGTCTGAGTTGGAAACCTTGTTAGATTCTATACGGAACATTAGAGAGACAAACTATCTTATACCACTAGAGCAATTGCAATATAAGTATAAGATGGCTGCTGTAACATATGCAACGTTGTCAAAACAACTTGTAGAAGAACTGAAAGCTGAAATAAAGAAACTGTAAAATTTTATTATCGTTTTTTCTCATCTAAAGTGGAAATAGATGAAAACTTCCATGGAGGAAAAGAATAATGAAAATTATTCACTCACAGAAATATGACAAGACATTGGCTTCTGCTTCTTGGCACGATAAGCTTGAAGAGGCTCGCACAGTGTTTATGAATCAGGCTCATGCCGATATTACAAGTGAACAGGGATTTGGCGCAGTCATGGCTTCTGAAGCAAGTCGTGATCAGTATAACGACCTTGTTGCTTCTCTTGTTGGAACAGACGAGCACACACGTAGCATCGTAAAAGATGTAGCTCGCCATTCTATGGATGATGTTCGCACTGGTTTCCGCGCAAGCGAAGGTGCTGATGCTATGGCTAACAACGCTAACTACAATCAGCTTGCAAAGCTCAACTCTTGGGTTATCGTTGGTTACACTGCTCGTTCAAAGGCTCTTGAGCTTTTCCACACATTCACATCTGATGATCCTACTGTATCTTTCGAGTACACACTCAACTACGTAGTTCACGGATCTGATACAAAACAGTATTACAGACCACAGGCAGAACGTGATGGTGATCTTGCATTTATGTATGATCTTCCTCAGCTTCTCCCTGATGACAATGCTACATTCCTTGCAGCTAATGCTCATCTTGAAAAAGATACAACTATCGATTCAACAAACGGTGGTTCAGAAGTATGGCTTAAGGTAACTGGCGGTGTTACTGGTAACTTGTTTGTTGATAACAATAACAAATATGACCGCACAAAGTTCACTCTCGAAAAGAATCCTATGATCACTGGTATCAAGTATTCTTTCGAAGATGGCGGTGAAACATATTCTGGTTCACTCCCTGTTTACTTTGACCGCCGCGATGGTTATGGTGAGCAGCAGATTAAGCACTTCTTCAACTCTATCAACATTCCTTATGCTGATGGTGCTAAGTCAAAGAGTGTTGAAATCTATGGTCAGATCGACCTTGATTCAGGTGATTATTCATTCTCACCAGTTGGTCCTATCACCGCTATTCAGTTGGACGTTCGTTTGACAAACACAGCTAACGAGCTCGGATCAACACGTGCTGGTTCAAAGAAGATCGTTGAAAGCTTCGCTGTTGATAACCACCCTTATGCTACTGTACCAGTAGTACCTGAAGTATCCGATGACTTCAACATTGCTGGTGAAGGTGTTTCTGCTGTAGCTTATTGGACAGACAAAGTTACATCTGCTCTCGCTAATATGCGCGACGTTGTAATGGAGAAGAAACTTGATCAGGCTTACAACAAGCCAGTTGATCAGTTTAAGTTGTACCCTATGCTCGGTGGTTGGAAAGGCAGCTTTGACTTCCCATTGACTGCACGTCTCCCTGGTGGCGGAGATCCTCTCTCTTGGATGAAGACAGGTGTTAAGTTCTCTATCACTAATCACCTCCTCCGTGGTGAAACAGATACATACTTCGAAGATGACACTCCACGTCAGTGGTACATCCTCGGACACGTAACTGACACAAAGATGATTCCTGATGTTACATACAGTAACTGGGATGGCTCTGATGGTGTTGGTGGTTCTGCTGAAAAGTACGGTTTCGGTGTTGGTGGTCAGAACGGTTTCTGTGATTCAGACGGATGCCGCGTACGCGTTATCGGTTCTACATATCGCCGTCATCTTACAGACAAGGCTACTGGCAAACGTGTTCCAATGCGCACGGTTCTTAAGAGCTTGAGCTTGGATCAGCCTACCACATTATACTGCAGTTATTCGTTTAGGGTTTATAGCGGGATTAGCCCGGAGTACGGAAATCGTACGGGATTGATCGTCAGCTGTCGTGACTCTATCAACATCCTTACAGGTGTTCAGTCACGTATTACCTTCAGTGATAACAGTGAGAATCTTTACAGAGATATCGTAAACAATAATTCTCCTACACCGTTGTCTATCCCCGAAGGTAAGACAAAGCTTACTATCACGACTGAGTAATAGTGGCCGCTGAATTTAGTTATTAGTAATTAAAAAAAAATAAAAAGGCCTCCCCGTAATTGGGGAGGTCTATCTTTTGTTATTTCAATTTAGCTTGTCCAATATCAAACGGAGTAAATCCTTGTCCTGTTGAATCGACGTAATCAGTTTTCTTATTACAATCAAACGGAGTTATTCCTTTTCCAATACAAGTAGGAGCAGAATACACAGAATATCGTTTCTCGTACATTGTGTTTGTGTCGGCAAAATAACTTCTATAAGAAGGATTAAATAAGTTATGCATTGGAAACAGTTTTAAGTATTTCTTTCCATATACGTTATCGATATAATCCAACACATACTGTATATCGCTTTTAAAGTAAATTGTTACTCCATTATTAAGCATACATTGACGTTTAGCTTCGTATAATCCACAGATTTTATTATAATATTCGTCTGTCCAATCTTTGTCTCTATAAGGAAGATACATCGTGCCATCTTTTGTAATAAAATGATCTCCTTTGACCTCAATAAGTTTGCCGTTTATCAAGAAATCTGGATTACAAGTGTACGGTTTACCTAAGTATTCAAATGATAATACTATTGGGCACCTAAATATAGGAATATTATGATCTCTGCAATATATCCATACTGCTAATTCCCATGAAGAATCGAAGAATTGACCGTAATAGTAATATTTTCTGGTTCTAGAACTTCCACCATCAGACAGAGACGTTCTGTATTCTTCTGATCCGAAATATCCATTAGCCCCATATCTTTCACGACACGCTTCTTGGCCTTTTTCTCTAAGCTTCTTCCCTATTACAGGATCAGCAAAAGGATTATCTGTATCAAACTCTCGAATCAAACCTTCTCGACATTTATTTCGGCATTCATCAGCACAACTTCCTGAACAAAAAGAAAAAGAAAGCCAGTAATTAAACTGGCTTTCTATATGAGTGGGACTTAGCAGCGTTTAGCTACTTTAGCATCTGGGTCATAAACCTCCTGCGTTATAGTTGCCTCCTTATTAGCAGGTGCTTTCTTAACTTTAGCATCTGGATCGAAATCTGGAGATGCTGCTGATGAAGTTTTCTTGTAAAGATTCTTTTCGTAGGTTTTAATCTCTCTAAACATAGTGGTAATTCATAAAACATCTAAATCTATTATACCTTTGACCGTGGTCAACACTCATACGAGTATTTCCAGACGAGATATTAAGTTAGTGTTTTACTACTTCCTCACTATTATAATATAAACGTCAAAGACTATGTTGCTTAAAATAAATGATTAAACTTTATTATGAGGTTATGACTATGGCTGATAATCCTAAATTAAAGACCGCACGTATGAAAGCGGAACAGAAAATATATGAACTCCTTGATGATCTTGAAGGTTGTAAAGACGGGTATAACTCTGGCGTTTACAAAACGTATTTTGCATCTCTCTCCGATGATGAATTTGCTAAGTTCATGGATCGTTTAGCTAATGAAGAATGGTTTAATCTTTTCTTTGAAGTAAAGATGAATGATACGAAAAAGACTCCTAATATGAACAGAATCAAGAAGGTTCTTGACAAATATAAGATTCCTATGTGCGAATACGTAGTAAGTCCGTATAAGAATATGGATAATGAGAATCCTCCTATCTCTGCTACTCCGGTTCCAGTATTTTATGGCGTAGTTCGTCCAATGCAGCAGTTGCTCAGTAAGAAGGAAGCGTACAGTAGTGACCGCGATCATGTAAACCTTCTAACTGGACAAGTTACGAGTAGTAGCAAAGGAAGTCAATTTTCTAATATGCAGTCTATTGCATTAACTACGTCAAACCAAACGGACATCGTGAAAGAATTGTTGGGTCCAAGAGCAGACGATGACGTGTCTAAGAAACGAATGCTTGATCAAATAGCTGATACCGGTGAATTTGATATCAACAGTATTCCTATTAGAACTAAAGATAAACAGTCATTTGAAACAGTTCGATGTATGCTTATTGGTGCAGGACTTAGAGTCGCGTTTGGAAAAGACAAAATTTCTTACTTGCTTCCAACCGATTAAACTAAAGGCTCCCTTTAATTAGGGAGCTTATTTATTTTTTGTCCGGGTAAGCAATAGCATTGATCTCATCTAAACATGCGTTTCTAAAATCAACTAAACTTTTATTTGAGGAGTATGTTATGAAAGAAATAACTGATGATCTTTTAACCCAGATATCAAGACATATATTTTTGAATAAAGCTCTTTATGGAACGGCTTGGCGAAATAAAACACAAGAAGAAATTCTTAATAAGTTGAGAACAATGAATATCAATTTTATAGAAACACCTGGAGATTTCTATACGTTAAAAGGAGCCGCTACTATAATATATTATTGTAGGTCATGTGGATCTATCGTATTCAGTCCTAATGGATTTAGAGTAAATAAAATAAACAACTTGTCAAAAATGTTATGTGCTAAATGTAGACGAATCGACACTTGTATGGACAATTTTGGATGCGATAATCCTATGAAGAATAAAGATATTGTCGCCAAAGGACAAGAGACTTGGAAGAGCAAATCTAAAGAAGAATTTGACGATATTCAACGTCGAAAAGGAGAAACTCGTAGAAATAAACCTCAGGAAGAAAAAGATAAAACAACTGCTAAGGTTAAAGCTACAAAATTAAAGAATCACGGAGATTCTAGCTACAACAACCAAGAAAAACACAAACAAACTATGAATGAAAGATATAACGTCGATCATCCATTCCAGTATAAACCATTTTATCAAAAGATGTGTGATTCTAAATTAAAAAATCATGGAGATCCATATTTTAATAATCTTGAAAAACGACGTGATACTTGCCAAAAGAGATATGGCACTAATAATGCGTGTGAAGCTCCTGAAGTTATAGAAAAGATAAATGAAGCAACTATGCTGTCTTTAGGAGTTAAAAGGCCTCTACAATCTCAGAAATATTTAAATAAAATGCAATATTCTATGAATGACAAATATGGTGGAAAGACTACTATGGAATCTCCTATTCTTAAAAATAAAGTTCAATCCACTAATATTGAAAAATATGGATCGGTTTGTTGTTTAGGGAATAAAACTGTTAGGGAAAAAGCTAAACAGACACTGATTGAAAATACTGGTCGAGATCATCCAATAGTTAATAAATTGAATTATTACGGAGTGAGTTTCGATTCTAAATGGGAATTAGCTGTTTGGATATATGCAAAAGACCATAATGAATTTATAGTTCGAGAACCTATAGCTATACCATACGTTTTTAAAAGCGAAATACATTACGGACACCCAGATTTCTATTACAGAGGTCAAATAATAGAAATTAAAGGAGAACATCTGTATGATGAAACTAGTAATTTTGATACAAAACATAAAAACAAAAATATTATAAAAAATAAAGCCGAAGAACAAGCAGGTGTTGTGTTTTGGTTTTCAAAAGATATTAAATATGCTATTGATTATGTGCATTCTGTATATGGTAAAGATTATTTAAATAGATTTTATTCAACGAATCCGCATAATCCTTCGTATTCAGATTTATATGGATATATGCATATAGTTAAGCCTTATCATTTAATGCATTTGTTTTATTCAATGCCTATTGTGCCTTGTAAAGGAGTTACACCATTTGATGTACAGAAGAAAAATCAACAGTATGCTCCTATCACTGGTAAAGGATTAACTCCATTTGATATTTAAATCAAAACATCCTCTAAATGAGGAGACCCGCTTATATTTCATCAACAAATTAAATGACAGGAAATTAAAATGCGAATTAAGATAGAAGAGCCTGGAAAACCACCAGTTTCAATAGAATTTTGGAATCAATTAGCCAATATTAAATCTGATTTTAATTATGCAGATTATGGCATTAAACCAAAAACAAATAAACAATCTCCTTTAAAATCTAACGAATCTTCAATGGCAGTTGCCCTTGCCATATTTTACGGTATGTCTATTTTAAGTTCAGCACTTAGTATAGCAATATCGATGTTCATTGCTCACGTTAAACGAATGCGTAGACTTGATGTTGAAAACTTTTGGAAGAACAACAAACACTTCAGCATTAATAACAAAAACCATATCGTCACTATTAAGCATATAAATGCTAGAGCATTTTTAAGACGTTTGTCTGAAATGTACACTCAGTCTGAAGTAGGAACCACTGTAACGGATCCTGATAAAGCTAAAAAGAAAGATTCTCCGTTAGCTAAAATGTTTGATATAAAGTACGGATGGTGGGACAATCATTTGTACAAGAAAGGCGAGATGCGTAAAAAAGAACTACTTATAAAGAGTCTTTCTTTTAATGAGTTCTTTGCTATGGAAGTCGTTAATTTGCTTAATCAGCTAGCAGAAGAATATGATATGTCTTCTTATGCAGCTATGGCACAACGAATTATAGACGTTACGTATCTTAAACATTTTGAAGAAGCAAAAATTGTCGAAGAACCTCTTAAAGATGCAGTTAAAAATGAATTAAAAGATAATCCTTTGCTCAAACACCAAGAAGAGTTTGTTAGAAAATATAATTCTTTAAAGCAAACTCTTAATCTTAGAGGATTCATTCTTTCATTCGATCAAGGTCTAGGAAAAACACTTACAAGCATATCATTGTCTTATCAATTAGGAAAAGAGCAATTGGTAGTAGTTTGTCCAAACACGTTGACTCTTATTTGGGCCGAGGAAATTTGTTCTAAACTACAAACGTATAAAACTAATCCAGATAAACAGCTTGAAGACATTTATGTGCAAAACGATTCTACGAAAAATAGATTTGTTGTTGCTAAAGACCCTAAGATTATTATTGCCAACTATGAGAGTATAGAAAAGGTTTATAAGTATATTAAATCTGATAAGAGTACGCTTTTAGTAATCGATGAATGCCAAAACTATAGATATATAACAGGTAAACGTTGGGGACAATTATATCAGTTAATTCAAAACATATATGATTCAGACAATAATAAATTGGACGTTTTACCTATGTCTGGTACGCCTATTAAAGCACACCCTAGTGAAATAGTACCAGCAATGATGTGTATAGATCCATTATTTACAGAAGATATTGCTAAGAAATATGTAGCTGCATTTTCTATTAATAACGAATCTGCACAAGACATCATCAACCAACGATTTAAGCTTATTATATATAGAAAGACTAAAGCTCAAACTCTTAATCTTCCTCCTAAGCATGAAGAAAACGTATATTGGAAGATCTCAGGCGATGAATCACGTTTTTATATCGAAACTGTTGAAAACGAAATTTCAGATAGATTTGATGAAATTTTTGCTGAATTAAAAGAGAACGCTGCCGATTTATTTGTTGCCTTTGAAGAAATGGTCAATAAATACTGTAAAGGTGCTAATCCTATTCTTAAAATGCAGTATCTTAATTTTTTGAAAAACTCAATCGTTAAAGATAAACGCAAGTATGTGTCAGAATACAAAATGTCGCAATTTTATGAATTTGCTAATAAATATATCCGTCCTAACATCAAAGATAAAGAAGAATTGAAGAAATTCAACAAACTTGAAACTGATTTTGTTCGTATGAGACAAAAAGCAATGGGTATAGCTATTGGCGAGATTCTTCCTAAACGAAGAGAAGAAATGTTCTGTAAATTGATAGACGATAATCCTGATAAAATAACTGAAATAATAGATAATTCTATTAAGAAAGTGGCAATGTTTTCTAATAGTTTAGGAGTAATAAATAAACTAGAAGAATATTGTAAATCTAACGATATAGGATATGTAAAAATAACAGGAAGTAACGCTAAAGACAGAAAATTCTTGATTGATAAATTTATTTATGATGAAGAATGTGAGGTGCTCATTGGTACCAACAAAACTATGGGCGTAGGAGTTACTATTACCTGTGCTAATACAGAAATTATATTTGGTCCTCCTTGGAGAAAAGCCGATTTTGAACAATTAGCAGACCGAATACATCGTATAGGTCAAACTACAGAATGTTTTATTTACAATGTAGGACTCGAAACAATGGAACCTAATCTATCAGATAGAATGAACACCATTCTTGAATGGTCTGGAAATATGACTAATTCATATATGGAAGACATTTTCTCAGAAGATTAAGAAAAAAGAAATCCTGGTCCAATTAAGGACCAGGTCATTTTTATTCAGGAATAATACCTAAAGGATTAAATGATTTCATATCAAGTTCTTTGAATTTCAAAACAGAATCATTATGGTTTTTCCATCTTTCAGTTAATTCTTTTTGAAAGCTGGCAAAAGACTTGGCAGCAGCTTCCACAATAGCAGTGTTTCCTGCTTTAATCGCTTCGGTTTCAGCTTCTGTATAATCATATCCTATACAAATACCGTTTTCTATAATCAGTTTCATAGATATTCCTTTAAGTATAGCAATAATATTTAAAGAGTTTACTCTACTATACCAAGAATATAATATACATAGGATAAGCAGTTTAAATAAAAACTACACCCACCACCACATCCAATGCCTTTACATAAATTTAAATTACAAGTAGAATTAGTATGGCACATTTCGTTACAGCCAGATCCTTGACAATAACCTTTACACATTCCATAACAATTATAAACACAGCTAGATAATCCGCATCCTTGAGAACATATTTCTCCACAACTTCCTTGTAGAAAAAAGAAAACTCTAGCCCTCAATTGAGGGCTAGAAATTTATTTGCTTTAATCAAAGCTCTATAACACATTTAAACGATTCGTTGCTTATTTCAATTTTATTAGCTTTGGAAAAAGCAGGATCTTCTTCACTAAGTGCGAACCCGTACTTTTTATAAAGTGATTTACCAGGTTCATTGTCTTTAAAAACGCGTATTAAGAGTCTCTTTTTTGATTTGCCAATCGCAGTATTTTCAGCAAATTTAAGCATCTGGATTCCTAAACCTTGTTTTTGATATTTAGGATCTGTGAATAATAATCTTATAGGAAACGCGTCTTTAGGAACGTTCTCATGTATCTTATTTGGCAATAGAATACAACTTTTAACGTCGCCAGAATCTGTACAAATGACATAAACGTTTATTGTGGTGGATTTTATATAATCCATAGCAACATCCATAAAATAATTAGTTCTAGACGAACGTTTACCTATAGCAGGAGCTCCGTATTTTTCTTCTCCTTTGAAAAACCATTCAAGTTGATTAGCAAATTCTTTTAAAGGAAATTCCACATTTGGGAGTTCTTCGATTAAAACTTTATTTTTGTTTTTATCATACGTTATTTTTCTCACAGGATTAGAAGCATCTAAAACCTGTTTCTTTAAAGGTTTCTTTTCTAAAAGAAAAGTTTTAATTCGCATAATTAAACCTCCATTATTACGTTATCTCTATAAAATATATAATCTTTTTAAAGATTAATGTAACCTTTTTAAAAGAAAAACCTGGTCCTTAATTGGACCAGGGAAAGGATTATTGTTTAGGAATATCAAAAGGTGTAACTCCTTTATCGGATAAGAAATGATACTTTTCAGATTCATTAATATCAGTAGGAGTAATTCCATTTCTGGATAAACGAGCAATCTTCTCTCCAGAATTCTACACCATTGGCTAATCCACATTGGTGTTTTCTTTCATTTCGAATCGACACAGTTCTTCTTCTGTAAATGAATTATACATTTTAACGTCAATCAAGTGTTCTGGTGTGAAATAAGATGCTTTCATAGTTAATTCTCCTTATATAATATCTTTTACGTCTTTAGTAATACAATGTACTACATTGTGTGACATAGACAAGATGTTATCGTCACGTTCTGCTTGTTTTACACATTTCTCTATTTCAGTTTTGGTTGCTCCTCCACTAACGTAGTTTTGTTTGAAATCGTTAATAAATTCACCAAAGTATTCTACAGGAATATATCTGTTGCGACGATTTGTTAATTCACCAGTTATATCATAAAACTTGCCTCGGTATAGATAAACAATATGTCCATGTCCCTTCAACAGACATACTGTTCCACCAGGATAAGCTTCTTTGAGTATAATAGCGAAATAATAGCAAAAACCTTCAGTAAATAATCTTACTATAGGTTTAGTTTTTTCTTCTTTTGCTTCTTTAGTCCAAGCATATTGTCTGCACTCTTTAGCAGAATTAAACGTTTTTGTTACAAAACTCATTTTGAACCCATTAATAAAGCTTTCGATAGACATAGTAGATGTATACCTATTTTCTTTTTGTTCCTTAGTCATATTTGACCTCCCTATAGTAAAAGAATATATAAATTATTATTTAAGAAGAAAAAAAAACTACAACAACTACCAAAGGCTAAATTACATGCGTTATCACACGCACCAGTACATCCAACAGTAGTATTCCCACCAGAACCTATTTTGCAAAAGTCATGACATTTATTATCGTTACATCCAAAAGTACAATCACTAGTACACCCACCCTCACATAACCAAACCTTACAACTTCCTATAGTTTAAAACAAGGTTTTAAACTTTATTATGATTATAGGAGATTATATGATGACCGAAGAAAGCAAACTTGCTTATTTATTTTCGCTAAAAGCAGATACTATAACTGCTTCTGACGTATTTAGATTATTTAATAAACGCCCTGTCAAAGACAGCAGTGGCAAAGTAGTAAACGTCGAACCTGCACTATTCAGACCAGACGAATACATAACTGTTCCAAAAGGAACAATGAGCTGCGTCAAAGAAACGATAAAAACTACTGCTGGCCGCTATTTGTTCAATCTCGTAACGATCGAAGCTGCATTTGGCGGAAAGTACGCATTTATCAATAAAACTTTAAGAGACGCAGACGTTGAAGCTCTACACGACAAATTGTGTGATGACCTGTTGATGGGAAAAATAAACGGCGAAGAGTTTGGAAAATTTCAGTCGAGATTTATTTGGTTAAATAACTTCACTGAAATTTTTGTACAAGGATTGAGCGATACGCTCATGGTTTTACCGCCAGAAATCCGAAAAGAGTTGGATCGACTGGTTGACGAAAACCAAGAAGTTATTAAGAACGGCGACACTACGGCGTACATCAACAATGTTGAAAATCCGATAATTGAATTTGCTAGAAAATGGTACATAGAGCATGATACTCCTGGTTGGTCTATGTATGCGAAGGGCGGAAAGCCTAAATTTAAGAACTCGTTTAAAAATATGTATCTGACGGTAGGTCCTATTCTAGATTTGACCACAGGTAAATACAAGATCTCTACAGCGTGTTTCAGTGAAGGTATTCCGCCTGAAGAAAATTATCTATATGCTAACCAAGGTGTATTTGGTGCTTATAACAGAGCAGTTAATACCCAACAAGGAGGTTACAAAACTAAGCTTTTCGCAACAGGATTCCAGCATCAGCAAGTAGTAGAAGACGATTGTGGAACTAGCAATACAATAGGTTTCGATGTCACTGCTAAAAACGTAAAAGTTATCAAATGGAAATACATTAAAGATCCAGAATCTCCTGACGGATGGACATGTGTAACTCCTGACATAATGAATAACTACATAGGCAAGCATGTTGAATATCGCACTCCTATGTATTGCGCATCGCCAGGTGACGGTTATTGTTGGAGATGCATGGGTGATCTTTATCGTAGAGTAGGAATCAAGAATGTAGGTCTTGCTAGTCAAAAACTAACGAGTACTTTTATGAAAAAAAGTTTAAAGGCTTTTCATGATTCTACACTAAACACCTCTAAAATAGATTGGTCAAACTGTCTTTATGATATAGTTTAAACAATATGCTCCTCCCATAGTAGGGAGGAGTCTTTAAATTAAAATAAGCTATATATTATAATAACGGTACGTTGGAGGTAAACGTTGTGAAAAATCATTATATTATAACAGATCCAAATCAATTAGATCGTCTTCATACTCGAGATTCTTTCGAATTCGTTTGTAAAGTTTGCAGAAAACATGTGGTTATAAAATGTTTTGTGCTTTCTTATCTTGAAAAATATAAGATGATGATGTGCGGTCCATGTCGTTCATCGTATATTCAGAAACACATGACACTGGAAGAGAAAATTGCGAAGCTAGAACGCACTAGACAAACCAAAATCAAGTTATATGGAGATGCTAATTATAATAATCGTGAAAAATCGGCTCAAACATGCCTTGCTAAATTCGGTTCTACAAGTCCGTTGGGTAATAAAGATATCTACAATGAAACTTGTAAAACACGTCTTGAAAAGTACGGTACTGAAAATTATGTAGAGACTGACACTTTCAAAACTCAAAAGGAAAAAACTCAATTGGAGCGATACGGTGATGCGACTTATACAAATCGTGAAAAAGCTGCAAAGACTAATATGGAACGTTATGGTGTTGAAAATCCAGGATCATTAAATACTGCTAAAATGATTGAAACGCGAAAAAATAATCACGGAAGTACATCTGTAACTTGTAGATATTTCTATTACGGTTTACGGTTCGATTCTGCTTGGGAACTTGCTGTTTGGATATATTGTATTGACCATGGTATTCCTATTTCAAGATCAACTTGTGTATTTGAATTTATCGATTTTTATGGAAAAAATAAAACTTACAATCCAGATTTTATAATATGTGGAAAACTTATTGAAATAAAAGGCCCTCAATTTTGGAAAGAAGACGGTTCAATGCGATTTCCATATAATAAATTACACCGCGATTCTGATCCTATGACACTAGAAGAGAAAGCTTATTATGATGATCTTTATGAAAGAAAACATCAATGTGGTCTTTCTCATGGAGTAGAATTCTGGAAAAGTTCGGATTGTCAGAAATACATTGAATATTGTAATCTAAATCATCCAGGTTGGCAAGTATTTTTCCGTAGAGATAATCCCCTCAATCCTTCTTATTGGTGCTCTAATATACTTAATCCAGGTCATTATCAACCTCAATATTATATTCCATTATCCAGAAATGGAATTACTCCTACTGATATTAATGAATCTGAAAAGTATCATTTCTTATCCGATAAAGGAGTTACACCATTCGATATTCCTAAACAATAATCCTTTCCCTGGTCCAATTAAGGACCAGGTTTTCTTTTTAGGAAGTTGTGATAAATTGTGTTCTTTAGGATGTGGAGAAAACTGCAAACTGTATTGTGGAAGGTCGGGATGTTATGCGCATAATAGCGGATGTATAGAATGCTCTGGTGCAAACAATTATCAATGCAACGATTGTGGAAAAGCATGTAATAATGGTGGTGGGTGTAGTTTTATAACTTTATTTCATATTAAATGATGATCATAGATATATTACTAAAAAAGATATGTCAAAGAAAGAGTGGCGCTGTTTTTTCTTTATTAAAGCGGTACTTTGTATGTTGTATTAACAGTGAGGTGAACTTATATATGACTGAAGAAGAATTACAGAGCTCTGCACATCCTACGGATGAAATAATAAATCCTAGAATTTGCAAGTTTATAAGTATTGTTGGTATTGAAAGGGAGGATAAGCAAATGAAAGAAAAAGCAAGAAGCTTTAATGATGAAGCTTGGAACAAAATGTCTACCCAGGCAGCTGAACAGATTGATGCTTCTATGGAAGATTTCTTTATCAATGTGATTAAAGAAAAATCAAAAGGAGTTAACTAAAGAAAAGACCGGCCCAATTAAGGACCGGTTCTTTTTTATTTTATCAATTGTGGAATATCGTAAGGAGTTACACCAGAAGAGTTATCTATATAGTAAGGTTTGTTATCAATCACATCAAATGGTGTAACTCCTTTACCATTATTTATTTTTGGCAACGAATAGTTTGTAAAATCAAGATAAACTACCATTTCTATATTTTTTCCGATATGACCCTTGTTACCGATATAATCCACAACATATGGTTTGTATTTAACTATAGAATCGTCCACAACAAACACGTACTTTCGACATTTGTATCTAGATAAACAAATATCTATCCACTCGTCACACGTTAATGCTAATTGATTTGGATTATTCCAAGTTTCAATGTTTTTACGATTACCGTGTCTGTCTATAGTAGCATAAGGCGAACAAGTTAACAAACAGTCGTATGTTCCTGAGTTTGCAATCGCATCAGCAACGTCTAAGTCGACTTGAACGTTTGGGTTACGATTACGTTTCCACCAATCCAATATCTGTTTTGATTCGGCTATGTGTTTTGGATTAACGTCTCTGCCTATATAAGGTTTGTTGCAGATCATTGCTCCCAACATTCTGCCTGAGAATCCAGAAAAGCAATCAAAAATATTTTTAGCGTCCCATAGATAAGTCTGAATGAGTTTAGCAGCGAGCGTAGATTTAAAAACACTTGCTTTAATTGAATATTTTGCAATATTAAAGCCTTGTCGCATGCGATTCACATTGCATTCACCTACATAAAGCAAGCGATTTAAAGCAAGCTCTTTAAAAATCCGTTTATCGTTCCACAATTCAAGGATGTTTGGTTCTTCTCCATGACGTGCTTCCATGATAGATTTATGGAAATGTCTCACTAATCCCATAGGACTAGTATCTCTGAGGTCGGCATTAGGCCAAGGGAACGGAACGTCTTTTATAAATAATGGAAGATAATCGTCACTGTAGTTATCATACATAAACTGGCTTATTTCTTCGAAATCGTTTTCAGACCAGAATTCACAATTAGGGAATCTTGCCTGGATATCTTTCTTTCGTTCATTCATACAATTTTCTATATTTTCTATAGTAACGTCTGAATCTTCAAAGAGATAATTAACAGGATATGGACATTTAAGACTTCCATTTTCTTTCCTCATATAATTAGGTTCTATACAAATATATCTATCACCTAAACGGAAATCTGGATAACTCATACAAGAGTCGTGAATTCCATTAGAAAGATCTTTATAATAACCTGGACAACGTTCAATTTCAATATTCTTTTCTACCGCATATACATAGAGTTCAAGTTCAAGAGCATTGTTAAATTCTCTATCATCATAAAGATACAGGAAAGGCTTATCCCAACCATATTTATTACGATTAAACTCTCTAAGTAGATTAGGATCATTAAAAGATAAGAGAGCATTTGCATGATCTGATTCATATTTACAGAACATAGCTTTCTTTTCTTTAAGATTTATATAATAAGGAGTGTTGATAGAAACGTTGTTAAACACATCAGGTTTACGAGGTCTATGTTTAAGACCAAGAGTAAGCTCATAATTTAAAATAGGTTCAGCTTTAGACCAAAATTCTTCTAATTCTTGCTGAGATTCGTCATCGTCTTCAATAAGATCGGAATCTATAATATAACCGTCGTCGTCTTGACAGTAAAGCTTTTCATTAGGTTCTTGTATTTCTTTGATTATCATAATAAATTAACCTCACATTTAAGTCATAAAAGAAATATATAAATATTTCTGGTTCTAGGAAGTTGTGTAAAACAATATTGTTCTGGTTCATGTAGAAGCGACTGGTGCTCTCACAATTGTACTCCTCAATGTCAAACTTATTGTAAGCATTATTGTGATACTTCTTGTGTGGACGGATGTTTGAACTGCCATAATGGTTGTCATCTAGGCGGTGCTACTTGTGCTGGGTCATGTACCGAAATTTGTAGGGGAGCGTGTTCTGGTAAAGGTGGGTGTAGTTAATATAAAATTACTTTATATATCTACATTATAGTGTGGAGGCAGATAATGGTTAAAGAAAGAACCAAAGAAGAAAAGATAGCCATAAATAATCTTGCTCATTACATGAATCATTTTTTGAGTAATGCTAAGATTGTGGCATTGGCTGATGATTTTGGAAAAGAACTTAAATGGCCTTTTCAATATTTCATTGAAAAAGAATATTCTCAAGATGAGCTCGATATTCTTGTTGAAAGCACAGAAGAGTATTTCAATAATATTTTGAATGGATTCAAATTTGTTGGTATGCTTGACACTGTGCATGATTTAGATTGTCTCAGACCTTTTAAGTTTGTAATAAGCGAAAATCGTATAACTGTTGAAGAACTCGCAAAAGAAGAAATGCACCCAACAGAACCTCTGAGTGAAATTTGGATTAAGAAGTGGTATAAAACAGACGACGATCGTAATCTTCTAGACACTCATAAAGATAGACTCGTGCGATGCTATAATCTTAAAGGTAAGGCTCCTACTAAGGAAGGATTACAATATCTTATTACTTCCATGATATCGGAAGATTTAATAGATGTAGATGGAAATCCTATTCCTAAATTAGTAGGTAGAAATAATATTATTTATGAAATACGAACTGATGGCAATCTATGTGATCAAGGACGATGCCGATTGATTCATCATGTCACAAAGACATTGGCTGGCGACATCTTTCAAGAAATTTATCAAGAAATTATCGAACTCGATAAACGTATTAAAAACGACATCGTCAATCAAAATACTGGTATTGCACCATAATGCGAGTATTGTTATATTCGCGGTAGAGGACTGAAACAAAAATGAGTTTTCAAAGCTCGTTTATTAAAGGAGAACGCCGTATGAGAAAGGCAGTAATTGGAAAGATCCGTACTAAGAACGGAGAAAGTGTCGAGCTCAAACAGATTGTTTGTGAAGCAAAATCTTCTGGAAGTTATGATAAAGAACTTGAAAAACTTGTCAATTTCCAAGGAAAAGACTATGAGGCTGATTCGATTTATATGTCTTGTGAAGAAACAGGATATTATAAATCTTGGCAGG